AAGGATTATTAGAACAAACTGGATTATACATAGCTGTTGATAAAAAGACAAAAGAATTTGTTTTTATCGAAAGAGAAAGCTTTGATAGAGTAGATAGCAGAGGAAGAACAGCTAGAGTATCTATGGAACAAATAAATGTAAAGGAATAGAGAAAAAATGAATAAAAAAGAAAATACAATAAAATACTTCATGAAGGCATCAGAAAATGAGGAATTATTTACAACTATCGCAATGGAAGAATGTGCAGAATTAATTCAAGCAATAAGCAAAGCAAAACGAGGCAAATTGGATGCTGACAACATGGCAGAGGAAATAGCTGATGTACTAATAGGAATTGAATGGCTTAAAGAATTATATGATATTGATGCTTTAGAAGTACAAAAGTGGATAGCATATAAACAAAACAGAATCGCAAAAAAACTGGAAAATAGGGGGTAAGTATATGGCAGAGCAATACAGAAAATTAGGTGATAAAGATGAAATGTAAATACTTTAAAAAAGAAACTGGCGATAAATACTGCAGCAACTATTTAGGACCACAAATAGTAGGAGCATATGGAGAAGGAACGATTATAAAACATAACTGTAAAGATAAATGCAAGTATATTGATTGTAAGAAACTTGAAGAATTACAAGGATTAAAAAGGGGATGATTAATTGATATTAGCAAGATACAAAGAATTAGTCGAACTGGCTAAGAAATACATAGAAAAGGGATATAGCACATTGGAAGCAATTAAATTAGCTGAAAAGGAATTGGAGGGACTATATGAATAAAAGAATAAAGATAAAAAAGGGCATCTGGCATAAAGAATGTGATTGTAGATGTAATAACTTTAGAAGAATTTTAAGAGGAAATGCATTATCAGTTTTTGGTTGTAAGAACTGTAATCTAGGAATAGAGAAGGTAAGAAACGTAATAATGACGATGTTAGATGAAGATGAAGAAATACAAGAGTATACATATAGAGAAGAAGCTATAAAGACAATGTATAAAGAGAGAGTTGTAAAGCCAATTATTAATGCTATGAAAAATCATAATTATAGAAACATAATATTACCAATATGTGTACCAGGAGTAAAAATAAAAGATATAGATGCTGAATTTATAAAAAGACAAATTGAAGCTAAAGGATTAGAGATAATTAAATTTGAGTTATTTCCAATAGAATATAGATACACATATAACATGGTTATAGAAATAAAAAGAAAAGATGTTACTATATATGATCATCATAAGCAAAACAATACAATTCATTTGATAGGAGGAAAATAAAATTATAGGGAATATATACGAAAATAAAGAACTACTGGAGGTTGAGTGATGAAATGTAAATACTTTGAAAAAGAAGGGGCAACTTGTAAACACTTTATAGGTTATACAACAATCGGCAGAGTGAATGGAAAAGGATTAATGTTAAGAGAAGGTTGTAAAAATTTTTGTAAATATGTTGCTTGTAAGAAGCTCGAAGAATTGCAAGGATTAAAAGAAGATAAATAAAATATTAGTTCTAGGAGGGCAATCAAACCTTCCTAGAATTTTATATGCTGTAGTAAAATATATAATATGACGAAACAGAACGAAATACAAAGAAAGGAGCAAAAAACAGTGCTATTAAGTCGAGTAAATGAGATAGTAAAAATAGCAAGAGAATATATGGCTAAATACAATCTAAACGAAAGAGAAGCTATAGAATGTGCGATAGAAGATATAGAGAAAGAACTAAAAGAGATGGGTGATAAATAATTGAGTAGGAGAGCATGGACAGTAGAAGAAGTTGAATATTTAAAAGATAGATGGGGATTATCTCCTTTGCTATGTTTGGCAAAGAAGTTAGATCGAACAGAATGTGCTGTACGAAATAAGATTTACAAACTAGACATGGGAGGGTTCTTTGACAATGGTGACTGTATAACAATGCATAAACTATTATCAGAGTTAGGATATAGTACAAATCATACATATGCATTAACATCGTGGATAGAAAAAAGAAACTTTCCTGTAAGGTATAGAAGGATAAAAAATAAAAGACATAAGATAGTAGCATTAGATGAATTTTGGGTATGGGCAGAAGAAAATCAATCATTTTTAGATTTTAGTAAACTTGAAAAATATAGCTTAGGTCCAGAACCAACATGGGTAGATGAAAAAAGAAAAAGAGATATCAAAAACAAAAGACAATTCAAGAAAAATCAAAAAGAAAAATGGACAGAAAAAGAGTATGAGTACTTACAATTCTTAGTTAATCAACACAAATATACTTATTCAGAGATAGCAAAAAAATTAGGTAGAACAGAAAATGCAGTTGCAAGAAAATTGTGGGAAAAAGGAATTAAAGCAAGACCAATTCAAACAGGTAATAATAAAGAATGGTCAAAGCAGCAAATAGATAAGTTAAAAGAATTAATTCTAGATAACTATGATTATGAACATATAACAGAGCAACTTAAACCAAAAACATTGAGAGCAATAAAGTCTAAAATATCAAGGTTATACGGGACACAAAATTTAGATTGCATTAGAAAACAATTCAAGGAGGGCAAATAATGTTTACATTAAATGATTTTAAAGTTGAATTACAAAATCCAGAAGAAGTAAAAGAGTTTGTTAAAAAGCATGGCCTTATGGCTATAGTATGTTATAACACTGATCCAAAATATGCAGAGAAAGTTGGAGAAAGTTGTTTACAAAGTGGGCATCTAAGTGGAAGTAGACATTTATATATGGTGTTTGAATTAAAGAATGTACCACGTTCAGCAGTAGATCAGATAGTAAGAACAACACAAGGATTTGTAACTAATGTGCAATCATTGAGATATTGCAATAAAGATGGAAAGGTCAGTATATATATAGCTCCAGAGTTATTAGATAGTCCATATATGGTTAAGACAATAAAAGACCAAGAAGATATAGTTAATGCCCAATATAACTATATACAAACTTTCTTAGAAGATGGTGGCATAACAGGAGAAAAAGCTAATGAGATAGCTAGAACAATATTACCTATTGGAGTAGCTACAGAATGTAATATAGCAGTTAATTTAGAATGTTTAATGCATCTAGCAAATGTAAGATTATGTACTAGAGCAGAATTACCTATTAGAACAATAGTAAAAGAAATGGTTAAACAAGTAACAGAAGTTGAGCCTAGATATAAACCATATTTAGTTCCTAACTGTGTAAAAAACAGAAGATGTCCAGAAGGTAAACATAGTTGTGGAAAATATAATATATTTACAAATACAGTGAACGAATAATACACATATGGAAATAGAACAGGGCGGAAGATTATGAATGAAATAATGCGTATAGGATTAATTCCTGAAGAAATAGACTTTATAGAAAAAACTTTAGATAAAAATAAAAATAGAATTGGAGGAAGAAAAATGAATATAAATTTAAACAATGAAGAAATAGTAACTTTAATAGATTGTATGAGAAAAGAAACTATAGAAACTATGGAACTATTAGATAACAAGGACATAGATTCAGAAAATGCAACTAAAAAAATAAAACTTTTTAATAAGATATTAGATGAATTAGGAGTACCAAAAGAAATATCAGATAATAATGAAAAAGCATGTGAAAGATGTGGAATAACAGAAGGTAAAAAAGGTGATGAAGGTTGCACAATTAGTGTTAAATATTATAAATATGCAAAACAAACATTATGTGACTGCTGTATAGATATATTTAACGGAGATTCATGGGGATATAACAAATTAAAGGAATTATTTGGAGATGAACAAGCTAAGAAAATGCTAACAGCAGGATTTAAAGAAGTACCATTCGGATTTAAAATAAATACAGGACTTCCATTATTTTTAGGAGAGGAGGAAAATAATTTAAAAAACATAACAGAAGTAGCTAACGAATTAAATAGCGAATTAGAATAAAACGAGGTGTAAAAAATATGTCATTAAGAACAATGCTAGAAGATAATGGATACACATATCTATCAAAAGAATACAAAGAAGTTGAAAAAGATTTTAGAAAAATGAGCAACTGGATTGTTCAAATGCGTAATGGAATAAAACCGTGCAATGATATGTATGTAATTAAGATACTAAATATTTTAGAAAATCATAATAATATAAAAGGTGATTACGGCAATAATGATTTACATGATATAAAAACTTTTCTAAAAAAAGCAGTTTGTATTTTTAATGCAAAATTTATAATAAGACAACTAGGGTATAACTTTGAATTTAATCCTAAAAAATACGGAAATGACAAAAAAGAATTAAAACAACATATTGAATTGCTTAAAGAGATAAAATACAAATAATTCGCATAAAGAAGGTGAAATAATGGAAGATAGAAAAGAGTTAATAAAAGCACTTAAAGTAATTCAAAAAACTTGTAAATCTGTTACAGGTAAACAATGTGATGATATGTATGAATCAGGTAACTGCCCTATATATGATATACTAGGTAGTTGCACTTTAGAGGATATTCCAGAAGATTGGTATATAGGAGAAGAACATGAATAGAGCAATAGCAGATGCAATAATCATAGTAGTTATAGGATTGTGGATAGTAAGTAGATTATATATGTAAAATAAGGGAGATAAATTATGACTGAAAATGATTTAAAACAATATCAAGCCATAGTTAGAGAAATGTCACAAGTACAAAATAAAATAAAAGAATTAGAAAGTATGAAATATACTATTAAAAGTCCTACATGGTCAGATATGCCTAAAGGTAGCTTAGGAAAC